GTGAAGATTGTATCATTGTAAGAAATGTATCAGAATCTACAGTTATTTTAGATTCTAAAACAACTGACCACATAGTGGTAAAATCAATGACAAGAATTATTATCAAACCTGATACAGGTAAGATTGATGAGGATTACGACGAAATCGTTGCCGACAAATACTCTTGTATTGAATTTAGATTCTGCTCAGGTAATTGGTATATTCTATCTTCAGACGGACTCAAGAACTCCTAATTTTTCTTGCCAGCCCTCTTCTGCTAAGTTGTACATATAATCAGGACTTAAACCTCGTTTTTCCCAATAAGACATTTCAGCGTCTGTGATTGCTAATACATCTTCCAATTTATCTTGACCCGATTCATCAAATGGTTGTCCATTTATTAATTCACATTGAGCTGTTGTAAAAATACCTCTTTGTTCAGGGTCATTAACAATTAATGAGTTTCTAACCTCATCTTTAAAACAAACCAATAATGGTTCAATTCTTTTATTGAATGTGGTTATTGCTCTTGGTACGTTATAATCACCAGTTAAGTTGGGGTCGTTATCCAAAATATCTTTATCCAACATATAACAGTTAATCTGTACACCATCACCTTTTTTCTGAACATCACCATGAGATGCCTTAAGTCCATTGTTAACATACAAAATAACATCACCCAAACTCACATTCAAATTTGATTGAAGGGCTAATTCCATATGTGCCATACGACTCATACTATTACCTGATTTGGTTTTTTCTGTTAAACGTTTTTTATAATCTTCCATAGATAACTTAACTTTTGCTCTTTGAGCAATCTTACTTAATGGAATTTTTTTATCAAAAATAGTTTGTAAGTATTCATAGTAATATTCTACAAATGCTTTACCGTCTCCTTGAAGTAACATCTTAACCCCTTTATCCAAAAACGCCTCAATATATAATGGAAGTTTCTTTGATTTAATACTATTACCCGTCAATTTAATTTTACCTTTTGCATCCATAACGGCATAGTTCTTACGAGCCAAGTTAATACACGAAGGCCATACCCCGTCCGTATCTAATGCCATCTCACCCCTCATGAAGATATCGTTATACTCGGCAACATCAGCTTCAGGACCATAGTATTCTTTACCTAACTTAACTTTCCAATTCAAACCACGACCAACATAAACTCTTTCTTTTGCATCAGATGGTGTTGAAAAGTTCACACCGTCCGTATCCATTACCAACGGAACATAACCTTTTGTCATAAAGAATTTAATCATTTGACGAAGGTATTGTCTGCCCGTACAAGTAATCTGTTCTCCCATATACATGTCACCCCAAGCATAAACCTGTGGAGCAGATAATGCGCCAAACATGGAGTTAATAAAGATTTTAATCGGTAATTGTTTATTACCATATGATTCAGATTTCTTACGGTCAGTTTCATAAAACTCTTCAGCAAGTTCTTTGTATCTAATACGAGTATCACGGAACCATTTTAACATTCCTTTCATTGCACCTGTTACATCACAGTCAGGAAATACATCGTGTACGAGCTGAATAGAGGGGTATAGAGACGAGAAGTCAAGCTTGAGTACATCTTTAGAGTAACCAACCTTAAGTAGTCGTGAAAGACCTCCTACGAAGTCTGTCTTACCTTGTTTCGCAGGGATGGCAAGTCCATGTTTATAAGACCAAGCCAACATCAACATTTTCCATAATGTTGCAGTACCCATCGTTGAAACCCTTTCATATGTTGTTGGAATCATCGCAGCCAACAAGAATGAACCTTGATTGAACTCTTGGTCAACCTTTAGGGTTTCATCTAAGTCATCGTCAAGATACATCTCAACTAACTTATCACCACTAATTTTAGTATAAATGTCATTACGTTTTTCACAGATTTCATCAATCTTAGAATCTACACCAACTTTCTTGTAGTTACCGTTTTTAGTATTTAACCAAAAGTCTTCTTTCTTTGTATAGAATGGTCCGATATCTAAGTGGTCAATGTAAACACGGTCAGGAGATTCTGCATTAATATATTGGGTAATGTATTTCAAACCCGCAGATTTAATACTTGAATTAATTGCTTGAGCTCTACGAACCGCGTGGATAATATCAATTACATTATAACCCCAAATTGAAGTCTGAGTAAATGTCTCAACCTCATTTGCAAGTTTCAACATACTATCTTTTCTTGTGAATGAATGTTGGGGGTGTAATGATTTACAAATCTTTTTAGGGTCAATTCCTAATATGTTACATCTTTCAAAAATCCAATGCCAGTCAAAGTTCGCTGAGTTATAACCACCAATAATACTTGGTTTTAATTCATTAATAACATTAAAGAATTCAATGATTGCATTCTTTTCTTCTGCCTCATCTACACACTCAATAACTCGGTGATATCCTTTATTTGTTTTAATTCCAATCATGAAGATACGACCGTCCTTTGGTTCAAGAGCGGTCGTCTCTAAGTCATATACAAGTCTGGTTACTTCTTGATAGTTTTCAAACCCCTTAAATAATCTTTTTTCTTTGGATATTAAATATTGTTCTACAGGAGGTAGAACCATTACTTTGTCTTTTGTTTTTTCACCCCATGGGTCACAACCACCTTCTCTAAAGAATTGGATAAGTTCTCTGTATCCTTTAAGTGATTTAACCATAAAGGTCATACCATTTTGTAATCTTTCATTACCATGGGTTTCCAATTTGTCAATCATTATACCATGTTTGGTCATGGCTTCTTTTTGAGCTGCTTTAGAGTTACCGTAAAAGTTAATACCACGTAGGTCACCTACCCAAGCAAATGGGGTAAATGTATCCTTACGGATTTCTTTTCCTTTACCAGGAATCTCTTTAATTTTGTAAATGCAGTTTTCACGATAGTCGTATTCTATTGCGACTATAAATTCTTCAGGGTCATTCCCGTGCAAGAACGATTCAATTTCTTCGTTTGATATCATAATTTAAACAGTTGGTTTATTAGCTTTCACACCATCGTGAAATTTACCTTCTAACGCAAATATAAAATAAAAAACTTAGTAATCAAATTAACAACACGCAGTTTCTGAAATAAAACTTTCTTGGATATTAATATATAGTTCTTCTCTAATCGGAAGAATTAAATTACCTTCGTCATTCCTAATTAAGAATTGACCTTGATATCTACCTGGTGTGTTTGTATCCCTTGCAGTGAATTGAAAATATACGTAATATTCGGGAGCGGCTCCGACAGGTAAGATTAAAGGTACGATACCACATGGGGCAGAAACTATTTTAGGAATTCCTGTCTCCACATCTATCATTGTAAAAAAGATAGTAGAAACCGCCAAATCTTCCATTAGTTGTAGAAACCCAGCTCTACCATCTTTAACAACCTGCATTTTTAATACAGGAAGAGTTGCGTTTTGTTTTATGTAAAATTCCATAACAATAAATATATTGTTATGACTCTTTTCTTAAACTTCTTTCATAATGGTCAAATCTATCGTGTTCAGTTGGTGTCATAAGCAATAACCCAGGATATAATTCACCTTCTTTAACTAACTGATACATGTGACTCATCCATGTTTGTTCAAACGGGTGAGCCCATGTTGTATCTAAGAACATTTTTTGATTACCTGTTCTGGTCACAATTTGTGGCCAATTACAATAATAAATTTCACCTGTTACATATGGTACACCTTGATGTGTTCTAACTGAATTGTATGCGGCTTTTGGTGCGTTTGGGTCTAAACCTTGTTCAGGTAATCTATTTTTACCTGGCCAATATTTTTGTCTAACATTTTGGGGAACATTATACCAAGCCCATTGAGTTCCGTTATCCCCAAAAAACTCACTAAAGTTTAATTTTAAAAAATCAAAGTTTTCTTTTTTAACAATTTGAAGTGTTTTGGTATATAAATTTGGGACATATCGGTTAAATCCATTACGACATACATCGCCTTCTTTAGGGTAAAAGAACATATCATCTTCAAAAAACAAATAAAAATCTAAATCAGTTTCATTTTGGAAATGTTCTGCAATCCATTGACGACCACCACAAATACCTAAATTATCTTTTTTAATATGTTCAAATCCATACTCTTCACAAATTACCGAGTATTCCTCGGTAGTTGTTAAGTCACTTGAGTTATCTAATAAAAACTTTTTTGTTTTGTATATATAATCTTTATCGTATGCAATCATAGAATCAATTAAGGTTCTAAATTGATTTGGACTATTAAATGTTATCACATATAAACCAACCTTATTTGTATCTAAAGTATTTTCGGTTTTAATAACACTTTCAGATTTAGGTTTTAAATCATCATTTTTTAAATCTTCAAAAAATTTACCAAACAATCCATTTGACTCAATTTCAAAATAATTAATTAAATCTGAATGAGTATAACACATGATACTAAAAATTGATTCCTCAGTCCCCATATAACCTTCATTCAAGGTATTTTTTAAAAAATTATAATAGATTCCATTAATATCATTAATAGTGTGTTTTGGACCACCAAAAAACCCTCCACGAGCAACTTTATTCACCTTTGCCCCCGCAATTGAGTTTAATTTGTTAAATTCAAATCCATGTATTTCTGTATTGGCTTCATAAGGAAAACAAACAAATGAAAATTTTGAAATATATTTAGGTAGTTTTTCTAATACTTTATCATGGGTAAAATATCCAGGATGAACAGTGTTTGTTAAACCCGCGTCAATCCAAAACATCATTTCAGAATTAAACGGGTCCATAATTCTTGCGTCATTTAATAAGAACACTTTTGACATAACTAAAGGATTGTACATGTCTAATCGTGCTTGGGTTGATTCGGGTAACCAACCAGCAAGTCCGTACCATTCAGGGTTGTTTCTTATTGATTGAATTGTATCATAGAATTCACTTTTAAACCATTCTTGACTACGAACAACAAATAAAGTGTTTTCACGTTTTCGTCTTTCAAATACAAAAGATTCTAATTCAGAATCTCCAAAAATAATCATTGGATTATCAACCTTTAAAAGTTGTTCAAATTTATCTAAATAGTGTTGAAAAGAGCGAGACCACCCGTCTGATAACTCATCTCTTTTAATATTCCAAAGTCCTGTAACTAATGTTATTTCCATAAATTATTGTTTTGTTTTACAAATCCAAACTACCGATTCAAAAATTTCTCTTTGGTAATCTTTCAAATTATTTCTTTCACACGCATCAATAATATCTGATTCTTGAATTTCGTGCCAATTCCAAATTTTATTTTTAACATCTAATTCAAATTTTTCTTTATTTTCCGCGTAATCATGAGCTAAAATAAAATCACCATTTTTTAAGTAATTTGAAATTAAATTAAATTCTCCAATTTTCCATCCACCATCACAAAGTACTATTGTGATTCCATCTGATTTAACAAACTCAATAACTTCATTGTTTAATTTAGTGTAGTTTTCAGAAAATATATTTTCAATTCTAACGTCTATACCCATGTTAGTTAAATCTTTATACCAAGATTTTTCATAAATATCATAAGTCAATACGTCACATTCAAGGTTTAATTTATCACAAGTATATTTTAAAAAACTAGTGAAACCACCTAACGACGTACCAATTTCTAAAATTCTTTTAGGTTTAACCTCACTAATAAAATTATGAAAAGTTTCAAACGCGTTATAATTTTGTTGTGCACCCCACCCATTGTAAGTTGAAATGCTATCATTATGCTCCAAACTACATTTTTTTGTTATTTTGTTTTCGTATATCATATTATAAATTTATAATTTTTTTTAATAAATTGTATTCTTTAAAATACCTTTTTTTAATTTTTAAGAGTGAATCTATGTTATCAGAATAAATCTTGTCTGAGTTGTTATTAATATCTTTTAATAATTTTTTAACATAGTCAAGGTCGTTAATATCTTCAATTAAAATATAACCACCTTCAGGATATATTTCTTTTATGTTTTTACATCCAAAATAAATTGGTATGGTATCTGTTAAAACACAGTCATAAAACTTTTCAGTAATCCAATTATCTTGATGTTCATTTTCAATTGCAATGTTGAATTTATAATCAACTAAAGCGTCTTGTCTTTTAGGGCTAGAACTACCATTAAACCCATCAATAAAATTTAATTCTTCAATCATTGAAGCAATTTTGCTTCTTTGTGGGTACAAACAAGTACCCCCATAATCTGTGCTTATTTTAGTTATTGATGATGATATATTTTTATTTTTAGTAAAATTTGTTGATACTAAATTTTCGTAGTTCCAAAAAGATAGTGGGTCAACCCACGGCCCACGACCACCATAAAAAGTATGTGCCGTGGTTTCAATACAAGTTCCATCATATAATTCTTTTTTAAACCCAAAAACAATTGTACCGTCTTTTAAATTTTTTTGGTGAGTACCTTGCCAACTTGGTTCATGTGGGAATATGTATGAATCCGCACCCTCTTTAATATTTAAACATACATGATTAAAAAATACAATAATATCGTAAGAATCATCATACACAAACTCAATATTTGTTAAATCTATTTCTGGAGTTTTAAATTGTTTTAAAAGTCTTTCTGTAATATTTTCAGATGTATCCCAATTTGCACACAACCTTATTTTTTTCATAATTAATCTAAAAATTGTTTAAATTTGTTCATTATTATTTGTGGTGAAAATTGTAAATAAGGTTGGTAATAATCATCATACTTTATGTAACTTTTTAAATTATTAAAAATATTTGAAACATCTTCAAATCCTTTATAATATATCCCTCTTTCTCCTAATATTTCAATATGACTTCTTTCTCCTGATAATTCATATGTAATAATTGGTTTATTTGCGAGGGCAAATTCAGATATTGCTAATCCAAAAGTTTCTCCACCACTTCTAGCGTGAATCATAGCGTCACAAGCATCAACAAATGATGATTTTTCATGTAAATCATAAGTACCATCTAAAAATATAACAGAAGGGTGGTCAACAAATTTATTTATGTTCATAAAAATAAATTTAATATCATCTCTTTGAGATACTATTTTTTTAATTGACTCTTTAACAAACTCAATATTAAATTCGGTTGCTCCCGCGTAACATCCAAACACAATTGATTCTTTATTAATATTTAATTTTTCTCTTAAATTGTATTTTGATTCAGGTAATTTTTCACAAATATGTGGGAGTGAGTGAGTCTCAATTGGAAGACCTTGGTCTTTACATAACCAATCAGAAACGTAAAAATATTTATGTCCGTGAGGTTCATTGTGTCTAAATACGGAATGAACTAATGTAGGTGTTGTTTCAACCCATAATCCATCATTATTACCACCTTTAATTACATATAAGTAATCAAAATTATTCTCTATAAGATATTGTTCGTATTCCCAAAAATGAAGTAATTTAACTTCAAACCTATTTTGGAATTTTTCTAACGCATCTAAATTATTATTAGGCGAACTAAAAATAACACTTTTATTCCCTAAAATTTCTTCGTTATATTTTGCATAAGTAAATAATGCAATTTCAGTTCCTCTTAAGGATAATTGGTTGGCGTGGAATGCTATTTTTTTCATTTAGTAATTTAAAATTCTTGAATTATTTTTTCAGTAACATAATTTTCTAAATTATGGTTTAAATCATTACTAACTGTCAAAGGTTTAATCCATTGAGAGTTTTTACTTATAAATTCGTTTAAGTTATCTTTATGGACACAAACATGGTCTGACGGATAATGGTAATCTAACAAATATATGTAGTACCCAAAACTTCTTAATATTTCAAATAGTTCTGTAACATCATAACCAAATCTTTTAAGTTGATGGTTTTCCATTTCAATAATAATAATTGGTTTACTATTTTTGATAGTATTTTTTGCGCCAGATAAGACATATTTTTCGTACCCTTGAACATCTATTTTGATAAAATCAACCTTAGAAATTTCTAATGAGTCTAAAGTTTTTATTTCAATCTTTTCTCCTCCAATACCTACACTTAAATCTCCCATGTTTATACTTACACTATCGTATTTAATTGGGCTCATTTCTTTATCTTCGTTAACATCACCTAAACCGCAATTAAATAATTTAATGTTTGATATGTTGTTTTCGGTTATGTTCATTTTTTGAACATCATGTATGTATTTTTGAGGTTCAAAACTATAAACCAATTTACAAAATAATGAACTTTTAATTGAATGCCATCCGTAATTACTACCCACATCAACAAACACGGAATCTAAAGTAAAATTACGTTTTAATAATGTTGTTATATGAGGTTCCCAAGATTTACTATTATTTATACTAACCCCAACCCAATCATTTGGTAAGGTGTTTATAGTAAAATTATCTACTTTAGTTTTTAAAGTATCCATATTTTATATTTTAACTTTTTCCCAATTATTATGGTTAAACCCAACTTTTAATAGTTCTTGTGAAGTACCCCAACCCATTTCACCTACATTATAACCTGCAAGAAATGCTGATACACCAATTTCAAACGCCTCCATATCAAAAGTAATTGGATGTATAGGGTCTTGAGTTTCAAATTGAGTACAAAGTGTTTCAAATTCACGACACATTACCTCCATTTTTTCATTGTTTTTCATAAACAAAACGTGTTCACTTGGAAAACATGCCCCTCTCCATTCTGGTTTGATACCATAAAATCTAAATTTTGCATCAAATAAATAATTTTTATTATTTAAAATACCATCATGATATTGGGTTTCAGATTCTATGTAAGTTGCGTTGGTTCTAAGAGCTAACATATCATAACCAATAGATTCCCACCTATCAATTTGTTCTTCTAATTTTTGAATATCAATTTCAGATATTAGACCAGCGTCACAATCCATATATAAAACCCAATCATATTTTTTATCAATATTTTGTATTGCATAAAATTTTAATAATTGATTAAATGCCCCAACATGTGTTTTATGGTTCTCTAATAACTCATGTCTAATTGTTATTCTTTCATTATTAGTACTAATAACATCTAAAAAATTATCAGAATTATTTGTAGTAACCATAACATCATAAGGTGTTTTGGTTAAAACATCATTAATTAATCTTTTTGCAAATGTTGCATAAATTTCCGAACCACTTTTTGTTGGGTTAACAAATGATATTGCTGATATTAGTATATTTCTCATTAACTTACCGTATTATGTGTTAATTGACCTGTGATTCTATCACACCATCCTTTTGATTCTGAGTGAGGCCAAACCACCCAATGTGAAGGTAATTCATCTGTTTGGAATTCTCTCCATACTTTACAATATTTGTCAGGGTCTCTCATGAAACCAGCAATTTCATTTTTGTCGGCATCTTTACGGAATAAAGTTTTGTCGTCTTTACCGTGGAATGCAACAACCCAAAAATCATAATCAGTTTCAGTTACTTGAGAATATCCAATATCAATACAATGTTTGAACATCATACAGAAACTATCTTTCCATTCTTGTTCAGTTTCAAAATTATATGGATTTGGTGGGTAATTTTTATCTAAAGTATATTTGTCAATCGCTCTTTTTGAAAAAAGAATACCTGCATATTTTTCATATTCGGTTAAAGTTCTAACAGGACCAAAACCATAAGGACCATCATGTCCTTCTTGAGTTTCACCATCCATACCAAATAATTTTCTATTTGTTAAATGTGAATGACTATTCTTTTGTCCCCAAGTTTTGTCATCATCCCATTGTTTTGTTCTACCCTTACGAGTGTATTCATGGTAAACAACAGGAATATGTGTATGGAATAAGTCATAACCCCAAGTGTAAGCCCTTGCCGCGATTGAAATCTCTTCACCGTGAAAATAATATTCGGGGTTGTGTTGAACTTCAGTTGAGAATTGTCCTAATGTAAAACAGAAGTGAGCCGAGTAGAACCTTGCTGTTACAGGTTTTTTTAATTCTTTCCAACCTGGAATTGTTTCAGGTAAGAAGAATACCGCACCTTCAGGGATAAAACGGTCAAATGCCATTCTCCAAGCATCAGTTGCTCTTCCTGCTGGGTCATTATCGGGGTCGAAAGAAGGTACGTAGCCCGTAAGTAGAGGCTTCTTGTACCCGTCCTTCTGCAACCCCTTTATCATCTTGATAAGGATATCATCCCAATCCTTAACAAATCTCATGTGAGAATCTATTTGTAATGTGTACGTTTCACCTTTATAAAGTTGTTGAACTTGGTGTCTTGCCCAACATACACCTTTGGCATCTTGATATGGAATATCTAAGATTCTAAATCTTTTGTCGTCTTTATATTCATCTAAGTTATCAAACCCGTCTTCAGGACTATATTGTCTAGCAATACCGATAACAAGGTTATTTGGTTTTTTGGCGTTTGCCAACATGTCTTTAATAGTAGGAACCAACTGAGGGTCTCTGTAAGATGCTATCTGAACGAATATTTTCATGTATAATATAATTTATACATAAAAATAAAAAACCCTCCACGAAGGTGAAGGGTTTTCTAAAATATATTTGTATTGTTTTTTTATATTAACATCCGTTAGGGTCAGTCGCTGTAATTAATCCAGCTCCTCCTGTAATTTGCCACCAAGCAACTCCATTAGAATAGTAACCATTTGCTGCTGGTGTTGTAAGTGTGTTATCATCATAAAGATATTCACTAATGTTTGGTTGAGGTCTGTCAACATATGCACCATATACTGTTTGAGGGGTAGCTAAACAAGCCGCTCCTGAAGTTGAACCTGTTCCTAAACTATAACCAACAAAGAATGTTTGCGATGCGGTTGGTGTTATTGTTGGTGTTGGGGTAGGTGTTGAAGTACTTGTTGTTGTTGGTGTAGGTGAAGGAACTACAGAACATGAACTAAATCCACCTGTTTCAGCACCTCCTGAAGTTAATTGAACAACTTGTCCACCAAAGCTATAGAATCCTGACATATCACCTGAAACAGTACCATTTGAATTATTGTAGAATTGAGTATTTTGGTCAAACATTGAATTTTCAGCATAAATTGTTCCTGAACCACCAGCACCAGCACATGCATTGTTAGCTGTTGAGCCTGACTCAATTAAAAATGAATCATAAGCATTTGTCGGTGTAATTGTTGGTGTTGGAGTATTTGTTGGAGTTTCAGTGTTAGTTGGTGTATTAGTTGGAGTTGGTGTATTTGTCGGAGTTTCAGTATTGGTTGGAGTTGGTGTATTAGTTGGAGTTTCAGTATTGGTTGGAGTTGGTGTGTTAGTTGGAGTTTCAGTATTGGTTGGAGTTGGTGTGTTAGTTGGAGTTTCAGTATTGGTTGGAGTATTAGTTGGAGTTTGAGTATTAGTTGGAGTTTGAGTTGGAGTTACACTTGCAGTTGGTGTTACACTTGCAGTTGGTGTTGGTGTTGTAGTTGGAGTTGGAGTTTGAGTTGGAGTTCTTGTTGGCGTTGGAGTTAACGGATATACTCCGTTATTAACCAAAATAATGCTCGCCTCAAAAATTTGAGCAGCATCATAGGTTCCGTCAATTAACCAAATATTTTTAGTTTGATTTGGGTCAAGATTTACTTGATATTCCCACATAGAGTCGTCGCATCTTCTATAGTTGAA